AAACAAGAATGTTGAAGTTGTATCTGCAAGACCTTGAAGTGAAGGTGTGATATCCAATTCACCGTCTGCAAGATTACCAATAACATCCTGCCACGCTGCTTTCATAGAATTAAATGAACCTTCAAGAGTAGTTGACGCTTCTCTTGCAGTTGTACCTGTAATTCCCAAGCTATCTTGTACCGCATGAATTGCTTTAACAGTATCCGCAAAATCTCCAACAGTGTAATGTTCACCAGTCAGCTTTTCAGCGTCTTTCATCAAACGTTCCATTTCGGATTTAGTACCACCGTACCCTAACTTGAGATTGTCCAGCATTGCATAGTTACCGCGAGCGAGAGATTGATAGGTTTGAGTGATAGATTCCATATCAGTACCCATTTTGTTCGCGTTGTCGGACATATCTGTCATCGCCACGTTTGCTAGTTCAGCGGCTTTTGCTGTATCACCGCCAAGACTAGAAATCAAACTGGCAGAAAACGATGTGACGTTCTCCATGTAGGCATTTGCAGATAAGCCAGCCGTTTTATATGATTGCTGCGCATAGTTCAAAACTGTTTGAGCGGAATCCTTAAAGAGTGTTTGAATACCACCGATTGATTGTTGCAACGCTCCACCTTCAGTGATTGAAGAAGCGAATACTTTCCCAATTCCTGCTGCGGCAATAGCACTCGTTGCAGTTTTGATAAGCGTAGAACTTAGATTAGAACCTGCAGATTTACCTGCAGATGTTGCTTCTGGTGAAATTGCATCTGTGATTGAACCACTAATGCCTTTAGCAGATGGAATGATTTGGACATATGCTTTACCTAATTCAGTTGCCATTGTTCACCTCCAAATCTTTCAAAATTCGTGCTCTAGCATTTTCAAAATCCTCACCAGACTTAAAGACAGATTCTTTACGTTCTTTTGGTTCTTCAGTCAAAATACTTACAAATTCTTTTGGAGCATTACGACCTTTATGACCGTCCTCGGTATTTTGCCAAGCCAAAATACCTACCCTGTCCGCAATACTGGCAAGTAACATTGTTTCTAACGGAACCCTTTGACCAGACATTGCCATTTTGATTCGAGAATTTTCACGTAAACCTACAGAAAAAACAGCCACCAAATCTGCTGGTAGCTGTCTATAGTTGTATATGTGGTAAGTTTCCGCTAAATCACAAATCAGAGCGTCTTCATCTGTCTTTATCATGCTAGCGAGGATAGCTAGTTTTTTACTTGAGCATTTCCAAAAATGTCTTTGATTTCTTCAACCATTTTTTCGATTGGGACAATTCCATTTTCATCTCGAATATGGTCTTTCAAAGCTTCTACTTGATTACCAAGTAATAGTTTCAAAAGCTTAGGCATTAATAATTCGTTTTCGTCGACTTCAGCAACCAATTCGACAAACTCATAATTTTTTAACTGATTTTCGTCAATTTCAAATTTAAAACCAGAATTTGTTTTCCCTTGAATCATATATTAACCTGCACTTCCTGTTGTAGATTTTCGAATGATATATTCGTAATGAGTATTACCGTCACTGTCTGGATAACAAGTTACTGTGGTTTCATAACCGACATTATCACTATCACCGTACGTAATTTCGCCAACTTCAGTAACCTTAGCGTTCGGTAAAACAATTCGTTTCAATGCGTTATCTGTCAGTACTGTTTCAATAACGATTGAGTGCGCTTCTAGTTCCTTAGAATTAGATTTAATTGTAATTCCAGTCGCGAGTGTACCAGAAACGTTGCTATCACCGTAAACTTCTTTTAAAACATCAATATTTAAAGCTTCAATAAGTGTGTACTTAAACGTATCTTTCTTTTCAGTTTGGACCGTATTAACAGTATCTCCACCCCAAGCCTTAATATCATCCGTAGAACGTTCATCCGAATTTGTCACACCGTCTTCCGAAACATATCCAAGATTTTTGAAAGCTTTATTCAAATCAGTGGTTGCATCAGTCGGTAATGCTGTTCCTAATGGTGCACTATAAATGCCCCCACCAACTTTAGGTTTAGCGGCCGTTACATTGCTTGTTTCACTCATGTATATTCTCTCCTTTAACAATAATTAATATCAAATACCGCTTGATAGCGATATTGTTTAGTTTCTGTATCTGTAAAGTTGTAATCACTATTAAGATGAACACCAGATACATTTTCAACCTCGATGAGATTACTCATCACATTTTTAATCTCTTGATTTAGCAGCGCTGCTTCATATAATGAATCAGCGTAACTTTGAACAGCAACTGTTGCAGAATGTAGTTGATTCCTACTAGTTCCACCAGTTTTTTCTAAGAGCACGAATTTTCCTGTTAGTTTTTGCTCTTTCTCTAAAAGTACTGGTATATTTAGATTATTATCCAGAAATTCTTTTACAACTAATTCAATCATTTGCTCACCGCTTTCAAGAGTGTGTTGTTTTTTAAATTATCTCTTTTAGCCTTAAAACTACTTGCTGTTACCATTGCGTTAGCACGATTTTGACCAACGTAGCTATCTTGTTCATAGCCGTCGCCACACCGACTTCTTATAGCACTAGCTTTTTCGTTTAAAATTTCCTGCATAGCACTTGATTTCATAAGCTCAGCAACACCCGCACGATTCAGTTGAAATTTAAAATTACTCATATCGTTCCACCGTTACCTTTCTATTCCATTCAAGTGGTATTAAATCAGGAATTCCTTCTAACGGAATACCGACAGTATGCCAAGTTTGCCCAAAGAATATAACTTTCTTATCTGTCCAGTCATTAGTATCATCTTTTGGAATTGCAAGAGTATATTCAATCTTTTTGCCATCAATATTCAACTGATTTTTGATGTCATCTGTCGTTGCAGGTGCCACCAACACGTTTTCAATATTGATTGCACTTTCTTCGATTATCTCTTTCCCAAATGGGTCTTTACCTTTAACTGTTTCACCCAATAGCGTGACTGTAATACCTTTTAATCTACTCATAAAAGTCAATCACCCCATAACGTTGACGTTTAAGACCTAAACGTTTCAATTCACTTTCCTTGATAAACAATCCGCCGCCAGGAACCAAAAAAGAGCCGCTATAAGAATAACCTAGAGCGCTCTCTGTCATTTGTGTCATCGGTTCTTGGTCAGTAGAAGTCATCAAAGTCCGTGCTACTACATCGACAGTTACAGATTTCAAAACACTAGCGAAAGCCTTACTACTTTCTGCTTGCTTATCTAAATCCTTGCCGACTTTCTCACCTTCAAAACGAAGAGAATTAGAAACAATTTCTAACAACGCTTCTGCTCTCTCCATTTCTGTTGGTTTTAAACTGCGCCACAACTTTTCTAAGTCGGTAGTTGACGCAAAATTACTCATAAGCCACCTCCTAAGAAGCGACTACTCAGTAGCTTCTTTTTCTTCTTTTTTAGGCTTACCGCCTTTTTTGACTGGTTTCCACGCTCCAGACAAGACACTATCTGTTGTGACGACAACACCAGTCTCACTGTGTTTATAAATCATACAACACCTCATTAAGCTTCTTTGACACGAGCGAACGCATCAGCGTCAAGAATACCCCAACCGATAAACGCTTCGGCACGAAGCAAGATTTCATTGTGCGCTTTAAGGTCACGACCTGCCCCGTCTGGATCCCCATATTCGATGATTTCCAAAGGAATGTTTTCAGCGTAGCCCCACTTGAACATATTTTGGAAGTCGCCAGCAATAACATGGTCTTTTTCAGCTGTTCCGCCTGTTGCAACCAAGTTTTTGTTAACATCAGAAGCCATACCATAGAATGAATCAGGATTTTGGCCAAAGCGGAATTCTGGGTATTGAACTACACCGTTTACTTTGATTTTAGCAAGTGATTGACCTGCGAGAGGTGACAATGCAAGACCAGTAACATCGTAGTTATTTGCTACCACGGTTTGAACCGCTGCATCAATGTTGTCGTCAATTGCGTTAGCATCGAATGTAACTACATTGTCCGTAATCAAACCATCAAATGAGTTAGTGTCGCGGAATGATGCATCTGTCAATGATTTAGGTTCTAGACCGTGCAACGCTGCCAAGTCAAACGCAACTGCGATTTTTTTAGCGAAACCATCTGAAAATGCTTGAAGGTAATTGATTTTCTTTTCTTCGCTAGCGTATTTAAACTCATCTGTAATACGTGCTTGATAAACAAATTTAAGTGGACGAATAATTTTAGATGAAAGCGTAGCTTTCCCTGCACCTTTTTGTTCACCTTCACCAACGATTTGCGCATTACCTTCAAGATTAAAGATAAATTGTTCAGACCCATTGAATGGAATAGGTGTTTGTGATGCAAGTTTAGCTAAAACAGAGTAGCCTTGCACTTTTGACATAAGTTCAGTTACAAGTTCTGGGTTAAATAGTGAGTTGTTTTTAAGTGAGTTATCTGCCATGATTTTATTCTCCTTCAGTTAGATTACGAGCTAATTCAGCCCAACCATTTTTATCGCCAATAGGCGGTTCTGTTGACTTAAGCGGTGATTTTGGTTCTTTGGCTTTCATAAAACCTGCTAAAAGCTCAGCATCGGCTTTAAGAGCATTCTCATCATCACCTTGTAAACGTCCAGCCATATCAATAGGTAAGCCATATTCCAGAGCTACTCGAGTTCGCATTTTTTCTGTCTCATAACCAGAAATTTTTGCCTCGAGCTCTGCAATATGTTGTTCTTGCTCCGTTTTGCTTTGACCAGATTCTTCAATAGATGCTTGTAAATCAACGTTTTCTTTTTCCAATTTTTGAACACGTCCTTTTAACTCGTCGTAGTCGGAATATTTTTCTTTTTGGCGCGCCAAGCGTTCTTTTACGATACGATCAAGTTCTTCTTGTGTTTCAATTGGTTTAAATTCAGACATATCAATGTCTCCTTTCTCCGCATTTCCCGTGCGTTCGGTAATTTTGAGCACAAAAAAAGCACCTTGCGGTGCATTTTAATAGCTAACTTTTTGCTTTTTCTTGGGTTTGGTTGTTGCGCAAGCCCAATGTGCCAGCAAAGCACTGTCCATAAGACTAATATCCATATCATCGAAGTGTGAACGATATCCAAAGCCACCATTTGAACCAATATTGCGTTTGTCGCAATTGGTTGCAACTTTAGTAAGTGATGGTTGACCAGCATGGCAAAGAGTTTGTTGATAAATAGCTTGTTCCCACATTGAATTCGCAACAATGATTTCTTTTACTGTTGGCAAAATCGTGTTTTTGATGTGGAAGTCTTTCAATTCATCGTTCAAAATCTTTTGGCCACTAGCACCATCAATTACAATTTGTGCAATATCCGCTTGTTTTAAAAAGTTAATAATCCAATGATTGCCGTTTCTGACAGATTGACAATCTACCGTTTCGACGAAGACACGTTTATCTTTTGTACGAACTGCAACACTAAGAGCGACATTCGTACCGTCTTGCCCATACTTGATGCCGACGAATAACTGACCTTGAAATTGTGGTAAATCTTCAATTTTTAAAGCATTCCATTCAGTTTCAGAAATAGCTGATTTTTGATTGTAAGTTGGCCAATAACCAAGACGTTGAACATTGTGGTCAAGTTTATCTTCACCAAGTTCAGCTTCAATTTTACGCTCGTTCAAATGGAATCCCATTGACGGGTTTGAATTGTACCAAGCGTCAATATCATCAATTTCTTTTTCTTCTGATACTGACCATTCTGCCCAACCAGAATACTTACCACGACCAAAAAGACAAGTTTCACGATATTTTGTAAATACTGTACCGCTTGAAACTGGTGTTGGTGGTGTACCACACATGATTGTCATCGGATTATCACTATCTGTCACGGTATATTTCAAAGCAGACTCTTGTTCTGTGGTATATTCTTGCGCTTCATCGATAACCAGCAAATCAAAACCTTCACCAAGTCCACCGTTGGATGTTCTGGTGCGGTACTGCACAACCCCACCTGTTTCATAAAGTTCGATACGCTCTTGACCTTTGGCGCGAATAGAATTGAAATCTTTTCCGTCCTCAAGCCCCATTTTTTCCAGATATCGTTTGACTTTTTCAAAAGATGAATGTGATGTACTGATTCGATGTGCGGTATGCAAGATATTTAGGCCATGGTATAGCCCCCACAATTCAAGCATGTAGATAATCTCTGTCTTACCGTTCCGTCGAGGTATCGAATAACCAAACTTTTGGTGTGTCCAAAGCCCATCTTCTTCAATGGCCATTACGGTTTTTAGAAGATTTTGTTGCCACGGGTAACTTTTTAAGCCTGTTCTTTCGTATATCTCGATAGCTTCATTAGATAAAGATTTGTCAAATGGAAGAATTACCGATTGAGTAGGATTTTGATTGCCAAGTTTTTTCTTTATCTCAGCCATAACTTTTCCTTTCAATCATGTAATTGCATGATAACCCTATCGCTGGGATGTATTATCATTAAACATTTTTACTCCTATTTTTGGGTATAAAAAAACACTCTAACCTATTTGTTAGTGTGCCTTTAATAAATTTCTAAACCTTTAGCATAAGCTTCTTTTGCTTCTGCTAGCGTCATTTTATTAGGACCGCCATCGATATTTGTTTCGCCTGTGTTTTGCCAACCACATCTATCACAAATATCGTAGTCTCTGACTTCTGCTCCACAAACTGGGCAGTTAAGCCATAGCTCGCCATTAATTTCCCAAGTCTTTTGAGACTTCTCCATCGTAATACTCCTTTCCATTTTTTGGTCTAAACATAGTTGTAATTTTCTTTGTTTTAGGATTGCCTAAAGCGTATATATTATTTTTATGATCATATCGAACCCGTCTAAATTCAGTGTCGTATCCTAAAATATCTTCAGAGACTGGCTCAGCTAAAAGTGAAGCCGCCGCTTTCTGATATTGTTCTTTAGAAATATTTGTGAATTCATCTCCATGAGATTTGAAATGTCCATTGAATGATTTTTCACTTGGAAACTTAGCTTCACTCCAAACG